CCCCTGCAGATATTGAGGTCTGGTTTCGTATCAGTGGGGCTAAGTAGTTTTCGCTCGTCAGTAATATGTCCGGGTTCGCATACGGCACCGCAGAGTACGTGCCCCCGGCCGAGGCTTTATACACGATGCCAAGGATAAGATACGCGTCCTCATATACCGCGCCGGAAGGCGGTTTTGGGTTAGGTGGGGGGTATACTATCCCGGTATATAGTTTACGAATCACCGCCGCACCCACGGCTGGCGGGGTAACAGCCCACACAGTGGCGCCCTCCGCAACGGCTATCGCTGTGGCTTGGCACACGGCGAACTGCAGGTAGTTACCACCGCCTACCGTCTCTATGGTTGTTTGCTGCCCACTGCCTGGTGGGTAGGCGGGGTATTGGTCGCAAGTGTATGAACTGGGGAACAAACAGTTCAAGACGCCCGTACTAATCGCCGGTGTTGGCTTAGCCCCAGAGTACGCGAGGTTATAATACGTCCCGCCAGACTGAGTTATGCCGCATGACTGCCCAAACCCCGCGTACGACCCATGGCGCGTGGCGGTTACCGAGATACTTCCGATAATGGCATGGCTCAACCCCACACCAGTACCCAAGTCTAGCAGGTATAAAGCCAGACCTGCAGTCGTGCTTAGGACCGTATTCAGGTACTTTGTGGGCTTGCCCCCCGCGGTCGTACTTGGCACGAAATAGCTGCTTGTGTTATCCGAATACGGTGTGGTAGGTATCAACACGGGTTTCTTTGTAATGTCCGAGCCTATGGCCAATATATAATACTTAGTCAGGTCACCGGTTACTAGCGGAGCGTAGAAAGCGTAGTCGATGCCAGTGCGTATCTCAATGTATGCAGTGTCGCGGGTCACATGCACACTAATAGTGGCATCGCCTATGACCCGTACCTCAGAGCAGTCTGTAGCGCCCCCAGCGGATAGTGCGTACGCCATAGCGTACGCGTAGGCTAAATGCGAGGAAGCCCCTGCGCCTATCAGGCTAACATTGCTATGCACTATGTCTCCGTGCAGTACGCATTGTAGTTCCAGAATAGCGGAGCGAGCGGAGCGGGTGCAGGGCCTGTCGAGAATGGTGTGTCATCGAACCATGCGTCCAGATATAGCCCGGATGACATGCCGGAGTCGAGAACAGGTTTGTCTACCAAGGTGTTGGCATCGGTGGCTACAATACCCATATTTCCGTTAGCCAGTAGCTCGAACCATACTATCCAAGAATCGTCCGATATGACTGGGCCAAGGGATGTTGTCGTGTGTTTAGCCACGCCATTCTGGTACATTATGTCTATTGTTGGGTTATTGTCTGGAGCAGCGTAGCTACCGTAAAGTTCGTCGCTATTAACGATGTGAGTGCTATTGGACGCGGAAGAAAGCGCTATTGGGCCCCTATTGGTAATAATGGTGTTATCCAAGGCTACCCAACCGCCGTTCTTATATTGGTAGAACGCGTTGTTACCACCACTATTTGTCAGAATTGTCCCCCATAAACCTTCGGAGTACATAACACTGGGCGCGTAGAGATAGCTTGAGAATGTTAATCCCGCAGGTAGTGTGGTACATACCGGGGTGGTTGCGTATGAAGTGCTGCCGGTAAATAGGTCAGGGATAGTCAGTGGGCCGACTGTATCACTATACATGGCGAACTTCCCTGCACTGATACTCATAGTATCGCCTATATCACCTGTCAGCGCGGCGGTACCCGTAATCAGCATCGTGCTCAAGTTCACGTAGTATATCGTCGCCCCATTGAGCATCGCCGCCACGCCGTTCTTTACCTGTAGGACCTGATCGCCCTCAGTTAGTGGAGCGGGAAAGAGACTGCCGGAAAGAGACCCAGTTATACTAGTTAGAATGGTAGCCTTATCTTCGGATATAAAATACCCCGCCGCGTATGGAGTGGGGCGTAGGGTCGACGCGTACCAATACGAGAGGAAAGAATACGACGTAGGGTAGTTAGGGTCCGTAGCTGTTTGCAGCGCATTAGTCTCCGGGTCGTAGATGACGTACGACCCACCCGTGCTAAGTTCAAATACCAGCTTCATGCTATGCAGTCGGGAACGAGATTGAGTAGTAATCCACGGTCTGTACCGCCCCAGTGGATAGCGATGTGCTGGTCAGGTTCAAGTCGGCGCCATTCACAGCAATAGTACCCTGCACGCGGAGCGCAGCGCCATTCGCTGTGCCGGTGTCCGACTGTAGCTGATGTCTATAGAAAGAAGCTACGCCGGTCGCCACGTTTGTGCCTATCCAGGACTCGGTTGATGTCTTTGCAACGACCGCAGCGGACGGTGTGCCCATTGTTATCGGAGTACCTGCTCCACCCGCAGTGATTGTGCAGAGCAGTATGTTAGTCCCCACGGACCCTATCGCATCGTCCGCAGTATTGGGCGGCGTGCCAGAGTAGATGAGGATTTGACCGCCTATTAAAGATGTCGACAACCCAGTGCCGGCAAGCATGTTGTTACGTAATCCAGTGCTTAATTTCATATATTACTCCTATGCTACGGACAGTAGTAGTTGGTTGGCTGGGAAGCTCAGGGTATCACCTACAGCCAGAGTTTTTGCCACGCTCAGTGGGCCTATGTAGTAGCAGTTTGTTCCCGCCGAATCCCACACCGTGATATACGACACCGTGTACGACGTAGCTGTAACTGGGAAGGTGATCGCCGCTGTGTTCGCCGCCTGCCCCGTGGTGATAGTGAAGGTCGCGGCCTGCCGCACATACGCTGAATCCAGCGCTGTTGTGACTTCGTTGGCGTTGCCAGCTTGAGTTGGGTCGCCAGTATGTAGATGTACCTGCCACGCTGTTGGACGGGCGCTGACCGCGGCTGTTGAGAACGCGTAGGTCATCCACTGAGTCTGCAGGTAGGTGGAAACTGAAGTAGTCATGGGTAACTCCTATTTATTGGGTGAGTAAAGTTATGCCCGCTGTTATCTTGATGATGTCCCCAGATAACAATATCTTCGGTGACGTGAATAACACCACGGAAAGCAGCGGGCCGGTCGCAGAGAGTTTAGTAGGCGTAGAAGACATAAAGCCGCCATACACGGTGACATCGCCCCCGCCAGTTTGGTTGAGCGTGAACGTCGCTGGCGTTGCACTGTTTATAACCGAGCCGTTCGCTACCGCATCCGGCACCCATTGCGGTCTGGTGGCCACCGTGTATGTGGTGAGTTCTGCCGCGGCAGGGATAAACGTGGCCATCGTGGACGAGATCGTGGGGGTGTAGTTGCCCGTGTACAACCCGATATACCACGATGTGTATGGTGCTCCGCCCAAGACGCTGGAGCTAAGCAGGTAGTTTGCACCCTCAGTCGGTATCAGGTTATGCACAGTCTCCTGAGATATACATTCCTCGCCGCGCATGTGATCTATTGTATAGATAAACCCTGCATGTTGTTGTTCGCTAAATTGCATCATGAAGCCCTCACAATTGAAATACCCATAAAATCACTAGCTAGTAGTGTGGTCTGCGATGTCTGGCTCGCCGCGCCAATAAACTGTTTTATCCCATCAGACTCTCGGTACAGTGTGCCGCCGTGCCCCGCATACGAAGTTGCCAGCTTGCCGTCAGTTAGCAAGGTGACCGTTCCGTCCAGCGACCCACGTGCTATACCCCTACTGGATAGCCAAATTGCATCTGTGTTATTTGGTAGGTACGTAACGGAGTTCGCCACCCCCGTGTACTCCCCAACTACGCGCAGTGCATCGTCACTATCCGGGCCACCCCAGAAGTATGTTTTGTCCGCGGCGATAAACAGTCCTGTGGATAGCCCCACCACCAGTTGGATGGGTGCGGGGAACATCTGGAAATCGACGCTATAATCACACGCGCCGTATCGTAAAGGCTCGCTGAAGTATAGAGTATTGGCTACCGCCACGAACAGACGGCCGCGAGAAGCGGCTACCCCACTACCCGCAGGCATCGGGTTCATCAGGGCTGTGCGTAGCTGAGCGCCGGGCACCTCACTACCTAAGATTATAGTGCTGGTCGCCCCTACCGGTATGCTCTCCACTAAAAACAATGTTTGACTGTTGGCGGCTGACAGGTATATGTTTACCGCCACCACGTCCGGTGCAATAGGCTGTGGTAAGTTCGTAAGCATCAGTCCGCTATTGCCGGGCAGGGATCGGATTACTTGTGGGTCGTTGGTGCCAGATTCTTCTCCCGTGTCGCGTACAAATGTACACGTTAACAGATAGTCACCTGCTACCAGCGTACCGGCAGATACCGTGATTGTCGGGGATGCACTTGGCACTTCCACTCCCCACGTAGTCAACTTTCCGTTCGAGTACATGGCGGTGACTACACCATTGGTCATGTATACGTTGCCCGCGTATGCGGCATAGCACATTACTGAATTACCCACGTCAGCGCGTAGCACAGTAGCCTGGAGAGTCGGGGATATATAACAGAGTGAGCCATCGACCACAGCCAATGCGCCGTCCGGCGTCGCGAACAGGCTGTGGGCGAGACCAGCGGTAACTACCTGCGCATACCCTGCTCGCGACCGCACTTTCCCCTCATCCGTAATATCTACGTTTATCGCTCCGCGCAGCGGACTTGGTTCGTTCTGTGTCGGTTCCACATTGTCGGGTATGACGTTGTTCATACCCGCTGGCCATGGCCCTAACGAAAACCCATCTATCATTTTAGCCTCTGTCCAAAATTCTTAGTCTTATCAGACAGTGCAAGACTAACATAGTCTATCAGAGTATTCAATCTTACGGCGCAGGTTTCGTAGTCTTTGTTGGCGTCTGCGACCCAGTAAGCGATGTCTGTATCTGAGGCAGATGCGTTGGCATCTTCTGCATTAGGTTTGCTGGGGGTGGGACTAATTCGTGTTGTGTCGCCGGGCTGCAGCAAGCGGACAGCATCAGAGCCGAGGCAGAGCCTGCCAGTAGTGTACTTAGGGACATATTTGATGACCTCCACGGTTTTAGTGACGATAGTGCCCTCAGCCACGGCTAGGCGACCCGAGAGCGCGTTGTTAAGTGCTACGTACTTGGCCACATTCTCAGCGTGAGCTTTATCCGCGGCGACCTGCGCTGCATCCGCCTTAGCCTGCGCGTGTGCTCCGCCCTGTAGGTAACCGAAGCCGAACATGATCGCAGCAGCAGCAGCAGCGATGATTACGCGATATGGTAGGGGTATTAGGCTAAGCATTGGTTTCTCCCATGCACTGTTTATACTCGGTCTGCCGACGGAGCGTAAGCCCCTTCAGCGGCTTGCCGTGGAACTTATCCCAGACCAGTATCTGTTGACAGGCACCCGCGTAGTCCTGCTGGTTTAGCTTTCTCACCAGCGTCGAGTTACAGAAGGCACCATGCCCTATATTATAGGTCAAGTCTACGTATGCGTCGTACTCATACTGATATAGCGGTACCTTAACACAGTTTTTTATTGCGCCCTCAAACTTCTGCACGCTGGCTAAAGACCTAGCGAGTGCTACTGGCGGGGTAGTATGGTCGCCCATTTTTACACCATCAGTTGTACCAAACCCGATAGTTGGTACGTCGCCTTTGACTGGGATGACCGCGGTGTCGGTGTAGCCTTCGTGCATAACAATCCCCACCAGCGCAGACGCGGATAGCGTCAACCCAGCGATGGCATTCCTGGTACGTGGCTGTATCATTTCCACACCCATAGCCAGAGCGCGATGGTACAGACCCCCGCAGTTAAGAGTATACACATGCTCATGGCGTGTCACCTCGCATCTTTGGCTGCGCTACTAATCTGGCGGCAAACGCTCCACCGACGATGACGAAGCTCAAAGCGGCGAACAGGTTAGGTGGCACTACGTCCGTGAACTGCGGCAGAATTACCTCCGCGCCAGATAGCAGGCTCGCCAGCATCATCAATCGGATGCTCCATGCTTTTTTCAGTATCAACTTCCAGTCAGCTACGAGTTGCATACTATCTCCTATTTAGCAGCGTGCTAATTCTAATTGTCCGTCTCGATATACAGAGACGAAATATCTATTCCCACCGACAAAGCAGTTGCGTTATTGCTTCTCCAAAAGCGAGGGGATAGCAGCGTAGTGCTGAGCGGCGTCTGTGTGCCTGGTGTAGCAGGCGTGATGGTGCCAGTAATACTGTACGCTGTTCCGATGCGGTCAACTTGATATTTGATTGTGCCGTTCAAATCACTTGGCATAAACAGGGTCAAGTCATACATCTGACCGCCTGTTACCGCTGCCGCCAGCATAGGAGGGAAGTTAGCGCCTAGAGCTATTGCAGTCTGTGCCACAGACCCACCATATACAAGGTATAGCTGCGTTGCGTCTGTTGACAGTTGTGCTATGCCAATACAGTTTGTGAGTGTGTTTGGCTCGACGTTAGTTGGCGCTGCGACACTTGACGAAAATCCGGCGAATGCGCGTGCGCCAGATACCGCTGCTGCATCAGAAAATCCGAACCTGAAAACCGCAAACACGCCGCCATTCCCAGCTCCGTCACCAGTGGTGTACAGCGCCGTCACCCAGTACCTACCCCCTAGAGAGCCAGCGGTGGCGGCTGACACCGAGCCGTTCCGGATTGAGCGCGTAAACGCGTTCGTTGTGGCCACTGCACGCGCGGTATCTGTACCTACTACTGTAGGCGGCGTCATGCCGTACACCCAGCCTACACCAGTAGCAGGAGTTGCCACTGCTGCTACTGGTGTGTATACCGCTATCTTATTCGCGAATAGCGCCGCCTGCAGTGCTGTGATATTCCCGCCTGAATGCATCACTGATGGGAATTGACGTGCGCCAATATCCCTGCTTATAAGTTTTAACTTACCTGCTGCTGGCGATACAGGCGACGCACTACTCGTCATCAACAAATCGCCGTTATCCACAGACAGGTTAGTCGCCCCACCCATCGCCCCGGCGTTGTTATACTGTAACTGCCCTGAGCTACCTGCTGGTGCTGCCGTTGCAGTTGGCGTCGACCACGTACCATCCCCACGAAGATACGTGCTGGAAGAAGCCGCACCTGTACCGAGAGCAGCGGGCGCGATTGTGTCCGCTGATGCTATCTGCGCCAGCGAACCTGTTGAATCGACGACGAGTGGTTTAGCAGCAGCCATGATCTATTAAGCCAATACTATTGGAAGCTCTGACTGGAAGTTTAGTGCGGTTGCCGACAGCGCAAAACCCACCACTTGGACAGACTGCCCTGATGCAGTTGGCGCTGCTGCCACAGACTTACCCGCTGTTGTTGCGGATAGGAATTGTCTGCCCGGTGTTAGGCCCGTACACTGCGTATTTGTACCTTCAAAGTACACGGTTGCAGTTGCGGAAGACGCAAACGCTGATAGTACAAAACCGTGCGCCTCTTTACCGGAAACAGAACCGTCGGCCTTGCGTACGTTTGCTGTGCCAGCATTATTCCATATATTTACTAAGTCGCCTGCCGCTAATGCTTCTGACGCCACAACGGATGCTGTATCCGCGCCTACACCAACTGGAAGAACAGTCGAGTCGAGCCGCCCTGATGCGTCCAACTTTGCAATTTTATTGGCGGCAGAAGTCACAGTCGCGTTAAGGATGGTGTCGTCGAGAATGCCAGACGCATTTAGCGCTGCTAACTTACCAGAGTCGCCAGCGCCAGCGGATGTGGTCTTAGAATTGACGATAGTGGAGTCGAGAATACCGCTTGCGTTTAGCAGCGGGACTTTGGCTGCATCACCCGCGCCAGCAGAGGTGTTTTTGGCATTGATTATCGTAGGGTCGACAATACCGTTCGCGGTCGTTGCTACAAGTTTGCTTGCGTCGCCTACACCAGCAGAAGTGCTGATTGAAGCTACTTCGGTTAGTACGCCAGCGTTATTTGTTACTACTTTTTGAGATAAGGCACCCATTTACTGCTCCTATAAAATAATGATTGGGGATTGAATGTTTATAAACATCGAGGTTGCCGCTATTGGGAAACCTACGATCAGGGTAAACACCGCAGGCTGTGCTGGCGGTGTCTGTGTCAAAAGCCCATCTACTGACAGGTAAATTGGTGTGTCAAGTGTCCAGTTCCATGTCGGCTCTACTAACTCACCAAAAATTTGTATGTATGCGGTAGCACCAACGTCAGCTGCTCCCGTAGTCATCCCTAACACTCTGTTGGAGTGCGTGAGGTTGTCGTTACTCGCATAGGTAGCCTCACCTGTGGCGTCCAGGGTGACCATTCTGTGCCCGCTTAGCGCTATCGACGCGGGGTAGCTAGTTGTTGTGCCTCCCGCCGGACCTTGTTGGCCATCTAGCCCGCGTGGGCCTGTTACCCCTTGACCACCTACTGCTACGACAACGGTTTCTGTAACCCCTATTGGTACAACCTGGACATCCACTATCCCTACCCCAGATATTATTGGGGCTTCGATGGTTACTATTTGTTGGCTGACCACATCGACCATAATTACTTCGCACCTCGTATGCTAGTCTCAAGCAACTCTGTACGTCGCGCCAGGTCATCTATACGTAGCGTAGTTAGCGCCGTGTCGCGGTGCGCATCATTCTGTGTGTATTGCGCGGCTCTAAACTCGGCAACCATTGCTGTGAGCGCGTCCATCTTGGCTGACTGGGTAGCAGCCCACCAGATAGCCCCTGCGCTTTGTACCATTAGCATAGCTATTAAGGCAATGGGGATTTCTTTACCGACGTGCCATCTATCGTCACGTCTGTTCTCTGTGCTGTCTGCAACATCGTCCATGCTATTCCCTAGGTTTGTGGCTGGCTGACTAATTAACTACTTCTGCGCTAATGATAAACACCCCGTCTATCAGGGGGGTAACTATCTCGCCAGACACGCCGTTTATCAGCGTGGCTATTACCATCTCCATGCCATACACGTAGCTACCAACAGCGAGTGCCGCAGACTGCGTGGAGGTGATGTTAAGGGTAATAGTCTTGAGTACGTTATCTATAGCGATACCACCGTTCTCAGTGGTGAGCTGGAGAACGCTCGTGGTATCAGTTATCTTGTTTTTGATATATAGCCGAGCTGTGTAGCTGGCCATATCGACTGGGAGGTTGTACACTAATACGCCGCCAGATACATACGCGCTATACCCGAGGGCGTTAGTATCGTTGAAGCTAACCGTATTCACGTCGACCACGGTGGTCGCGTGGTAGTCTTTGCTTTTTGGCGGCGTGTTCAGCGCGTTAAGCTGCTTCATCCCCTGCACTGACTGTACCGCTACACGCCACCCGTCAGGGATGCCGTGAGCTGCTGAAGTTATCTGCACCGGTGCGGACTGCGCTATCGCTGTGATAGGTGCGTATACAACCGTGGGAGACTCCCAGCGCAGCACTCTGCTAAACGTGCTTCCTTGCTTTATATTAAAGTCCGTCACTGGCCTATCCCCGTATTTGCATACCCATAGTCTTGCTGGATTTGCGGTAAGTTGCGTATAGGTGCCATGATACCAGTACCTGAGATTTGTGCAACCGCACGCGCCGCTGCCCGCTTAGATAATACCGAGCTTAGGTCTATAGCGTAGTTCGGGGCGTTGCGATTATGTGCCTCTATTGCCGCCGCAGTCTCTGGGGTCATGTTGCCCGTACGCTCGATTTCGATGGCTGCACGGTTGCCCAGCTGCGCCTTAGTCTTGTTCATAGCTGCGTTAGTAAGCTGGAACGACCGGGTCGCCTCTGACTGCTCAGCTTTCTTGGACGGGGTAAACCCCAGCCCTTGGGTTATTACATCTGTCCACGAGGGGTTTACCGGGATAGTATTGCCGTTGGACGTAGTGGTGTACCCGTCGTTGCTAATGTTGGCCGCCTTGGCTACGTTTCTCAGTGCGAGCGGAAGCCCAGCAGCAAGTCCACCCATGACATCCCCGCCAGCGATCATCGTGCCGCCCTTATAGATGTCTATAGCGCTACCCACAGCTGGGCCTAGCAGACCGGTTGAACCGTCCTTTATCTTATCGAGGAAGTCACGGCGGTCCGTCATGAACTGTGACCCGGGGATAATGGTTTGCAGACCAGCACGCCCAGACGTCTCTACACCAGCGGCACGGGTAGCACCACGCGCAATTATTTCCCCTAGGTCTTTACCCGCCCAGCTATCTATCCAATTGCGGTACATAGTCTGTGTATCTACTGGAGGATCATCGTCCCCACCACCTATGCTCCCTATCGCATTGGCTAAGGCAAACGCAACGCTGGCCAGTGGCATACCCATGGTACCCGCGAGGATACCGGAAGTAGCGAATACTCCTGCCAACTGCTTGCGGGCTACTGCCTTATACGCTGCACGTTCCTCAGCGCTTCCTAGGGTCTTATTGTCTATCACTGAGTTAACTGCCAGACGAGCCAGTAGTTCCGTTACTTGGAACGCGTAGTTCTGGAACGAGCTCACTAACGGAGTCCACTTACCGAGAGCGCCGTGTCTACCTAAAATCCGTGCAGTGTTGCTATCAGAGTAGTCCAACTGAGTCTCACCCGTAACATCAACCCCAGCAGCTATTGCGCGGGCGGTCGCCTTATCCAGCGCATCCCCAGTCAATTTCTTGCCCTTACTATCCCGCTCCATGCTCAAGTTGTATCCAGCTAGGCCAGCTGTCAGACGGTTCATAAGCTCAGAGTAGTGGCTAAATACGCCCAGAACCTTAGCTCCGGTTGCGATATTCGCCTCTGCCTGGGAGTTACCGCCTTTCGCCAACCTGCCCACTTCGTTAGACTGCGACCGCTCTAGCTGGCCACTGGCTAGTAGGTGGCGGATAAACTGCTCCTCACCGGGGGTCAGGTCTAAACCTTCATACACCAGTTCGGCGTCTACCACCGCGTTTGCCTTAGCGATAACGCCCTCTACGCCAGCTGCGCCTTTTGCCTGCTCATTAGCGGCCTTGACTGTAGCAGCGATAATCTTCATAGCCTTGCTACTAGACGCCGCCAGCTCCTTAGCTGACTTAACAAACCCATACTTGCCGCCCAATACCGGCAGCGTCAGGTGGTATGGCTGCATCAAGTTTACCAGCGTAAATGCTGGGCTGAGCGCCAGATAGAAGTGGTAGCCAAAGGCTTTCGCCGCGTCGATATTCGGGGATGATACTGGGGTCAAGCTGTTAGCGTATCTAGTCGCCAGCTCGCGGGCTACCGCCTGACCTTTGATGACTGCATCCGTAGTGTCTGCTTTGGTCGGGCTGACCGCCTTCATATCCTTAATAGCCTGCTGAAGCTCTTGGAACGCATCGTCATACATGTGCATGGTGTACGCGTTCGATACCATTGCCGTCATGCCCTCGGCACGGTTGGCATAGTTGCGCAGGAAATCGTTGCTGGCGCCTATAATCCCTTTACGCTCAAGCAAGGCTTTCTGTGCAGATGACTCCGGTAGCATGTCCACATACGAACGGCGCATGGCGGACGCCACGCCTGCTCGCTGGTCGGCGGAAAGTCCCAGTTTGTCGAATGAACTATCTAGCTTGCCCATGTTGTTGCGAATGTATGCGGAGACCCCGGAGTGGCTTTGCCCCTCAACTGGCACATCTATGTGCCCACTGACCAAGGTACTGTTACCTGTCTTAGGGTCGATGTCTACTACTTTGTCGTGCATGGCGGCGATTGTCGCCTTTACCGCTTTCATCTGCGCAGCGTTATCAAACCGTAGGAATACACGACGCCCTGCAGCATCCATGGTCTTTGGCTCACCTATAGTAAACCCTAGTCCCTGTAGCGCTGTAGCCACTTTACTTCGTGCCTGCACATCGTTCTTAACTACGAACGACAAGCTGTAATCTCCCTGCCGCCCTAAGTGTATATATGGGGTTTGCATAGCTGCGTGGTACGCATCTGACGCGTGGGATATCTGCAGTGCAGCCTCGCTTCTGGCTGCCTTGTCCACGGTGGATACTGTGTCGCTGGTGGCGCTGTTAGCTGCCGCTACCTCCTTGAATACCCGCTGCAGCGTGGCTGCTATACCTGCGGCCTGGGCATCCTTATGGGTACCGGGCTTAGCTGCCGCCATTACCTTCGCGCCCACCTCCTCAAGTTTCGCGGTGTTGTGAAGGATGTCTAGGTCTGCTATGTGCTTAGCTGCATTTGGGATAGTGTCCTGGTATGCACGTAGTGTGTTCTGGACGACCGCAGCCGTCTGTACGCTCAGCATCTTGCGGTTGAGGGCTACCCCGTCACCAATCGCCTTGGCGAGGTCTGGGTGCGCCTTCTTGAGCTGCGTGTACTGGTGGTATAGCCCATTTACGTGCGCTCGAAGGTGTGGCTCAAGCTGTACCCCAGAGGCCACGTTGCCATTAAAGTCTGTGCCTAGGTTTATACCCAACCGGGTCATCTCGTTGGCCAAGTCACCTAATTTACTTCGCGTAGCTGCCTGCTCCCGGAAGGGTAGCTTGGATATGGCAACATTCAGCGGGCGCAGATAGTTCGCAAATTCCGCCTGCAGATTCTGCCGTACCTCCTCAGAAGTGGCACCTGCAGCATTATACTTGTGGAACCCCGTAGCCATAGGCGCAAGGTCCGCCATACGCTCTAGGGTCTTAGTAATATGCTTATTAGACGACATCCCTAGGAAGGTCTCAAATAACTTGTGCGGCGCATTACCTAGCATGGCTACTTTAGTTGCCGCACCCTCAATCGCCGTTATCGCTTTACTGGTGGCTGTATCCACCAGTTTCATACCATCGTTCATGGTGCGCGTAGCCTGAAGCGATACACTAGCCCCGCTCCGTGGTGCAGCTGGACTAACGAACTTGTCTGCCACCCGCAGTACCGCCTCGAGAGCATTCTTGTCCTTTATCCCTAGGAGTTTACCAACCCAGCTAACAAAACGGTCGAACATGCTGGTGCCATTACTAGTTTCTATCGCTCGTAGCTTATTCTGGAACCGTTCGTTAGACATCGCTTCAGCCAGGAACTCAGTTTCGTTGGTGAACGCGTACTGCTTAGCTATTGTTGGGTTAGCCTTCAGCTCCGCCATCATTCTGCGCAGGTCTGCCAGTGAGCGCTTCAGCTCTACACCTAATTGCGAACCTGGCTCCTTACCCGAACGCTCTAATGCTATTGCCCGATTAAGCCGTGCCATTGTCGCTGCGTGCATAGCCTCGTGGAGTATTGCGTGCGCGTTATCTCCGCCCCCCCACACGCTTATCTTGTCTATGTTGGGGCTGTACATGCCCAAGGGGTCAGATGTGCCTAGCCCAGCGGTGTCTCCTGCTTGTACGCGTGCGCTGGCGATCTCCTCGGAGGATGCCCGAGAAATAGATGTCTTCAGTCCTAACTGTATAAGTCTTTCCGCCGTCTCCCGCTCAAACTGGGACCTGCTATGCGCTGCGATAATCTTCAGTATAGCCCGCAGGTCCTTGCCTTCGGCCAGCGCTTGGGTAATCTGCGGGATATGCGCCTGGTGGGTACTACCTCTTAGGTAATAGTCATCGTTGGGCATATCCTCATTCAGCTTAGCGTCTGTGATATCCTGTTCGGCTTGCTGCTTGGCGGTTAGCTTCGCGGGGGCAGCTTTCTTTGTTGGCTTCTCCGCTGGCTTCTCCGCTGGCTTCTCCGCTGGCTTCTCCGCTGGCTTCTCCGCTGCTAATCTCTTGTCATTCTCCGCCGTGGCTTTATCCAGTATAGCTTGCTGCGCGGCGTGCAGCTTCGCACGCTCTGCTGTGACTTCTACTTGGTTCTTACGTTTAGTCGCTGGTTTACCCGCTGGCTTAGCTGCAGGTTTTGCCGCTGACTTTACTTTCTCCGCAGCAGCAATCATTGCTATCCGATCTGCAGGTTTACCTTCCCCAACACTACTCGCCGCTGTACCCTCCTTAGCAGCCTTATTACGTGCGCGGGTGGCTGCGGCCTTATCTTTTCTCGCTTGCTTCTTATCTACCTCTGCTTGCGCTGCAGCGGCCTTAGCCGCAGCTATCTCCGCCTCAACCTGGGCATGTTCCGCTGCTACCTTCTGGCTGCCTAGCAGTGTTTGCGCGTTGCGTGCCGCTATCAGCTCCTTCTGCCTAGCCTTCGCTAGTGCTTGCTTGCTCGGTGCCTTGGCCGGTTTAGCCGCTGCTGGCGCTGGTACGGGTGCGGGTTCAACCGCAGTAGGCTCCGATACTGTATTAGCCGGTGCTGCCTGTTGTGTTTGGGCAGCGTTGAACGCCTGCGTAAGTTCGGCATGTCTGCCTACGAGTGTATGCTCCGCCGTAGTTAGCGTTGGGTCAGTGTATCCAGCGCGGTGCAGGTCCGCCTGCGCTTTGGCTGCCTTGTGCTCCATAGGGATGCTATCGTCTGCCAGTACCGCGGATACGATTTTCCCGCGTTCCGTCGCCGTATGCTGCGCTGCTGCCCCGGCTACTTTGGAGTCTACGTCCGCTACAGCTGCCGGGATATGCGATATCGCATCCGCGTGCGCCTGCTGTGCGGCCTCTCGGTTCTGTTGCAGCTGCGCAGCGTGTTCCTTCATGGCTTGCTCGAGCGCTACGTGCCCCCCGAAGTTAGTGGGCGCACCAAGTACCGTCGCCCGTGCTACTTGGGCGCTGGCATCCCCTTGCCCTTGCCCATTAGCCAGGGTGGCATCTTCTTGCCCATTGGCGCTGCCCCCGTTGCTTTGGCTGCTGCTGCCTTGTCCTTCTGCATTATTACGCTGGGTGTTTTCGATTTCATTTTGACGCTCCTCTAGGTTGGCCACACGCTGGGATAGCATGTCTGCCACGTGGTTATGGTTGTCCTTACCTGACGTTCTAAGCGCCAAAATTATACTATTTAGCGTAGGTATATCATCGTGCGACTCGGTAATGTGCTTCTGATACGCAGCGGACACCGACTTAGCATTCCTGGTGCTCAGTCCTGCTGGTAGCGGTACGTCTGGTAGTTCGCTCTGCGCGGTGGCAACTCGTGCGCGTGCGTCTCCTGCTCGAGCCTCGGCGGCTTTATCAGCTTCTATATGGGCTTGCTGCTGCTCGGTTGCGGCTGCCGCGACTTTGTCTAGGTGGCTCGCGGTATACGCATCGTAGGCACGCTTAAGGTCTGCCCGTTCAGTCGGCAACATGGTAGCGCTCGCGCCTTTCTGCTGCCCGTGCGCAAACTCTGCGAACGACATTGGCGCGTACTGGTCGCGAGTAGGGTTCAACTGCTTCCCTACGTACGCATCATAGGCTGGTCGGACTGCTTCTATCTCAGCCTGAGTCAGCGGCGCAAGTTTGCCCCCATTCTGCTGGTTGGCAAAGTCCTCGAGTGACATCACCGCTGGTTGCCCCTGAAGGGTGTCTGGGTGATTCGCCACGTACGCATCGTACGCTGGTCGAGCTGCAGCCAGCTCAGACTGCATCATTGGGGCAGCTTTGCCTTCAGGCTGCTGGCTAGTTACATATTGCCCGAACGACATCAGCGGCTCAGTCGCTGGGGCGTTTTTCTCGCCCCCAGCTACATTCTGTGCCGCTTCGTTCCCAGTAGCATCGCCAGTAATGCCAGCAGCTGCTTCCAACTGCTTCATGCGCCACTCAACCATGTCAGGCTTGACGCTTGGGTCTACTTGTGTGGCTAGGAAGTCGCCCCACTGTTTAGTGGCTGCAGCTTTCTGCTGGAACCCGACCGCTGGGTTGCCCATAGTGGCATTAAACTGGTCCTGCATCTGTTTCGGTCTGCGCGACGCGTGTATGCCCAGCGGAGACATTAGTGCAGTCATAGCAAGTGTTGGCCCGATAGCGCTAGTGGCTTCCGCCCAAGGGTCTACCCCCTGCACACCAGCATTTTGCTCTACCTTGGCCTCGCCGTAGTTCTGCCCCATCTCGGTGCCGGTCTCAACCGCGGCAGTTTCCCCAAGGGTCTTCACGAACGGTTTGAACACGCCACCTGCACGAATCGCTGCGTCTGCAGCTTCGGGTGTAGCAGCGCCTTTCGCGAGCATACCGCCTACGCCCTTAATGAGCCTGCCTGCGGCTGCCGTGCCCACTGCTTCACCACCGGCCTCAATCGCGCCGGACTCTAGCCCTGCTACATGGGCATTATGCTCGGCTTCAGACTGTGACTTGCCCGCAGCCAGTTGCGCTGCCAGGACGTTTCTGTATGTGTCTTGGTACTGCGCGGAACCAAACATCCCCGCACCGATGGCACCTGCTGCCGCCAAAGACGCACCGCCAGTAAGCGGTGTTGCTGCCGCCAACGCGAGCGGTGCGAGCGACGGCGCGATCATACTTGCGCCTGATGCCAAACTGTTTACGACCTCTCCATGTCCTGCGGTACGTGCCCCAAGGGACTGCCCATACGCACCCTGCGTGCCCTGCTCCATTGCAGAGCCTACGTCGTACAGCGTGTCACCCTCTTTACCTGTCGACTGCAGTGACCGCCCAATAATCCCCGGCAGGTCTACTACTGCACCTCGGAGTGCCCCTGCACCGATCTCACCCAGTGCGCTCCGTTTGTTCCTTGGGTCGGCAGCATAGGCTGCGTCCTGTTGCGCCTTAATCTGTGCTGCGGTAAGCACCGGAGCGGCAGGAGCAGCCGGAGGAGCATACGTAGGTAGGTCTAGCGACGGTAACGAGTTAGTTGGGGTAAACTTAAATTCCATGCCTAATTACCGAGGTTGTGGTAGTGGTGGGTAAACCGGCTGCAACGTGTTTGGGTCAACAACCGATCCCCCAACTGGGACCACTGTTAGTGGCCTGCCTCCACCGCGCATCATGTGATAGTTCCGTAGGTCCTCTGGGGTTTTTATGCTCGCATATTCAATTCTATCCCTTTCTGCCGCGTCACGCGTGCCTGCGGTATTCGACATATCCAGTAGTCGCTGCTGCGCTGCTGAGTTCGCAGCGCTATCTACCCCATATATGTGCGCGGAGTTTGTGGTGTTGGTATTCTCTACTGATGCGTTAGTAGCGTATCGGCTATCCCCGGAATGTATATTCGCTACATCGACGCCTCTATCTGCCCCATACTTCTGCGCGTTGGCTTGGGTATTGGCATCCTGAGAGTGGTTATACCCCTGCATCTCGCCCGATATCATGCCTAGATACATCTGCCGTTCTTTACCGCTGACGTTAGGGTTCTGCAGGGCGAGTTGTGCATCAAGCACCATGTTCTTGTGCGCCCATCCTGAATTGATCTCGTTCTGCGTCATGCCCTTGTAGTCGCCCGATGTAGCGGGGGTGTTGTTGCCAAAGCTGGTTTGCTGGGGAGTGAACGTGCCAGCGGGAGCTGCGGCTTGCGCCGGGTTGCCCGCAGCCTTGCCCTGCTGATACGCGCTATATAGCGACCCTGACTGTACGTTATCGGCATGTATCTCGGGCGCTGCTGCTGGTGTAGCAGCCGTTGGGGCTGGGGCAGCAGCTACTGGGGCTGGTGGCGCAGCTGCGGGGGTAGCAGCTGCTGGGGCTGGTTGCGCCAGTGATGTGCCGTTATACCCGGTAACCGCACCATCCCAACCTTGCTTCAGTTGGTCCCTCGCCCCAGATGCTGCGCCTAGCACTGCTTGCACAGGTAGGGAGCCTAGGACGTTAGCCGTTTTGATCGTTTGACCTACCGCCTGCCCGGCTCGTGACGCTAGGGATGGCGAGAACGGAGGTAGTGATTTTGTGAGATCGTTTGCCATATTGACTACCTTATGTATGTAAATCCATTGCGTCCAAATCCCCACTTCATTGGGGTGAACATTCTGCGCTTAGCTTCCTTGGCTGCTTCTGCTACGGCAGCGTCGAATCGGGCCTTATGACCGTCGGCTGTGCCTGCACTGCCCCCGTCTGCATCGTGGTTACGCAGTGCTCTATACGCTGCCCACTCGAGCATATCCAGTTGGTAATCTTCGGGTATTTCGCAGAGCTGTGACCCGCTGTCCTCAGTGAACGGGACTAACGGGCCCCGAACGACGCGGAGATTTACGGGCAACCCCTCCTCTGTCGCAGAAGGCACTGGAAATACCCGTAGCGTGATCGCTGCCTGTCCAGCAGTGCCGCTTACGGTTTGCTCGTCGGTTGTGAACGCCCGAGGGATACCGGGTGGAAAGGTAGTTACGTCGTTTACGTCGAACCACAGAGTGTCAGGCGCGACGGAGCCATCAAGCTGGCTGTGCCCCGCACGTGCCAGGTCTACCGAGCCAGCATTAAAGTTAGCGGATACGACGGCATACACGCTGGGGTGCAGCGTGTACATATCTATACCGGCGGAAAGGGATATTTGGGTGGCGCTAGTCGTGCTGGCGTCACGGATGCAGAGGGATTGCCGCGCAAACCGCTGCTGCGCATCCTGTATGTATCTGGCTAGTGCAGCGTCCGACCAAAGATACGGGGCAGCGATGTCCCGTAGCATGTTGGTTCTAAGTTCATCCAGTAAGTCATCAAAGGTCATAGACAGCTCCGTTGGTTATGCTGGATGATACAACAGTTACATTACATTAGCTATAGTTCTGTATGGGAAGCGTAACCGCTGGCGGTATCCCAGCACCTGCTTTGTTGTTGGGTCCACTACAGGTGTATCCATCACTGCGGTGTCCAGTATGCTAATAACCTCTGGCGGAACATCTGCTTCCTCACCGGGACGTAGGATATAGCTACGGCCATTAGCGCCAAAGAATTGACCTGTTGGGGGGATAGAGTCATTGTCCTCTAGTATAATACGTACGCGTACCTTGCCTGGGGTAGATGCGCTGACCGGGACTGCTGCGCTGGCTTTGGCACGGCTAGGGCGGGGTTTAGGGGCTAACTTGGCCATACTGCCGTTTAGTTCTGCATCTTCGTTTATGTTGCTGCCGAAATTATCGCTCATTGTATTACTCCTCTGTGGATACTGCCTCGTCGAACGCGCTGCCAAACTCATCATCCTCAACCTCTGGTGATAGCTTGTCTAGCACCTTAGTTAAGAATGCTATTACTTCTTCTTTTGTGGTAAACGCGTAGCCTTTCCAGGGAGACTGGTACGCCGCTTTAGGGCGGTCGTTGGCCTTGCTTATCTTGGGGCTGCATACCTCTACTTCATACCCATTCCCCAACTTCTCGATACGTACTATATCGTCACTCATGTAATTCTCCGATACTAAATGGGGGCCGAAGCCCCCACGGTTACTTACGCGCCAGTTGCTTCCCAGTGGAACTCTTTGCTTGCCAACATAGTTGTAGCGTTAACAGAGAAACCTTTAGATACCGGAGTAATACCGTTAACTAGCTCCAGGGTACGGGTGCCCGCTGCAACAGTGTGCAGCGACGACGCGTTTGCCATGCCAGTATACCACTCGTCGGAGATGCGGTCAGTTACGTTGTGGAAAATTACCACCGCAGGGTCAAAGCCGAGGGTGATAGTGAGCGCAGCTGCAGTGCCTGAATCAGTTACGAGCATACCAGATGCGCGGTTTACAATACCGCCAGCCTGGTTCATTGTGTTTGTGGTTACGGCCATGTTACTCTCCTAGTGTTGGGTTAGATACTTGTCGATGTTAGCTGGGGACCGAAGCCCCCAATGCTACACTACTTATGCGGTTGCGGCGACTTCCGCGCGGACCATAAACGCATCCTGCAGGATTACCGCTGACTGCCATGCCTTCCAGCCGACAGTGCCGCGTTGCGCCAGTGGGTCGCCCGCAGCTGGCTTAGGGCTAACAACCATAGGGGTAAGTGAATCTTTACCCTTCAACGGAACGATGCCGTATGCGTCGCGAGCCAAGTACAGGATTGGATACACGTCAGCGTTAGTACCTGATGTAGAGCGCATCGCACCTTTGGCACCACCCGCGTCAGTCCACGGTGCGAACACTGTAGATGTCAAGTAGCGTACACGCTCAACAGAACCGATCTCATTCTCGAACGGGGTAACCGTACCGTACTGTTTGGTGCTGATGAAGCCAGACATATTACGAATATCCGTTTCCAAGTCTGGGTGAACCAACGCGATAAACGCTGCTTCGATAGGCTCCGTACGGAAGTTCGGTGTAGACGCAACCGCAGTTGTGTGCGGCTTGGCGTTCTGGCGGCTCAACGCTGTGGTGATCTGACGCTGAAGTGTCAGTGAGATTGGGGTGTT